CATAGATTGGCTGTGCCGAATCGTCTACCTTGGCGGTCATCGACACGGTCTTGCGCCAACGTGCAGGCTTGGCCACAACGGGGTTGCTCTGCGTCAAAGTGAAGTTGGCCACAGTCAATTGCCCAAGGGTTTTGATCTCTTGGGCAATTTCAAACTCACACAGGGTGATAAAAGTTGGGATGGCCTCGACCACCGCTGGATCAGATCGCTCCAAATACTGGAGGACCATGGTGGTCAGCGAGTCATAAGTCATCACCCATGATGGGATTGTGGTACTCATATTTGTCCTTTATGACACATGGGCTAATTGTCGCATTAAGCAGACAGCACAGCAAACACTTCGTTGATGTGTCGAATGCGGTCATCAAGGCCCACAGTGCCTCCGTTGATGATCTTGGTCAGCTTCACCCAGTCGCCGTCTTCAGCGATCTCATTGCACTTGTGGGTTGACCAAAACCAGCCAGCGGTCAGCATGGCGTAGCGCGGGGTGGCCACGACGTCAGGGTTGGCCCACAGATCGATGCCCAAGGCTTTACCAGCTTGGTAATACGACGACGCCCCAGTGAGCTGGATGCACCCGCGCCCACAAAAACGACCACCGTCGCCAGATGCCTCATCACGGTTTCCCATACGGTTGGCGTAGACCTTGTTGGCCAAGGCTTTGCCGTTACGGGCATAGGGCTTGGCGCTGTCAAGCGTGGGGAAGCGTTTTGGCCAGACTTTCATCAGGCGTTCAGCCGAATAGCTCAAGCCCTCAGTCAGATCCCGAAAGTGGCTTGACTCGTGCATGCACTGGCCCAAAAAGGCGGCTTGCTGACGAGTGGAAACAATTCCAAAACGGGTGAAGGTTTCGTTGATTGGCTCAAGCCATTCAAGACCAATGTGCAGCTTTTGCAGTTG